TCTCCATATTTTCCCCGGAGGGATATTTGGAAAGCCAATTGGGGACTAGGTTCTAGGGCCCACAGGAAGTTTCTCGTGTGCTCCTTTCTTCCTGCTGGTCTCGCTCACAACGGGCCCTAGAATCTAGCCCTCAATTGGCCCCAAACGCCCTCTATCTAAGGAGCAACTATGGGTAAAAGGGCCGCAACACCCTCTAAACCAGCTCGAACTGTGGAACAACGAGAGGCGCAGATGATCAATCTCGCGCTTGAGCTCGCTGAGAAGCAGCTTCGAGAGGGTACAGCACCGGCAACCACGGTGAACCACTACCTCAAGCTCGCCTCCACAAGAGAACAGCTGGAGGTAGAGAAGCTGAGGAATGAAACAGCACTCCTCGAGGCAAAGAAGACGGCGCTCGTCAGCGCTGAGCAAGCCGAGAAGATTGCCAAAGAAGCCATCGAAGCCTTCCGTACATACTCTGGAGCGGGAGATGTTACGAACGTATACTGAACTGGCGCGCCTCGAGACCTTTGAGGAGCGGTTTGACTACCTGGCTCTCACCGGGCAAGTCGGTACAGCCACGTTTGGCTTCGATCGTTACCTGAACCAACGATTCTACACCTCGACGGAGTGGAAGAAGGTCAGGAACTTTGTTCTGGCTCGAGATGAAGCCTGTGACCTCGGGATCGAGGGACTTGACATCAGATACATGCCGCTAATCCACCACATGAATCCGATTCGGCCCAGAGATCTCGAGGAATTCAATCCAGACATCCTCGAGCCAGAGTTTCTCATTACCACAACCAAGAATACCCACAACGCGATACACTTTGGAGACCGATCGAGGTTGACACCACGAGTTGTTGAGCGTCAACCGAACGACCAGTGTCCTTGGAGGCTCTAATGGGGACCATTCTTGAAGATACTAAGAAGGCAATCGGCATTATGCCGGGATATGATGCCTTCGACGACCAGATCCTGATGCACATCAACACTGCGCGGATGGATCTCGCACAATTGGGGCCAAAATGTGACACCCCGATTGAGAAGGATACCGCTTGGACCGTCTTTGACGACATCAACGACGAAGCGGCAATCAAGTCTTACATCGCCATGAAGGTTAAGCTGTTCTTCGACCCACCGGGGAACTCCTTCTTGGTTCAGGCTTACCAGAAGCTGATCGAGGAGGCAGCATGGCGACTGATCTATCAGACCGAGGGGAAGCAGAGGTAGAAGACCTCGTCCACCACGGCGTTAAGGGCCAGAAATGGGGCGTCATTCGCAAGAAGGCGTCGGCCGGTCGTGCAGCAACCGTTAAGGCCCTCCAGAAGAGTGGTCGATTCACGGCAAACGCAACCAAGACAACCATCAAGACTGCTCGAACTGGGGCAGCTAAGGTTCAGAAGGCTAAGCAGGCTCACGATGCCCGAGTTGCCGGAAAGATCCAGGCAAAGAAAGAAGCCAAGGCTCGAAAGAAGTTCGCAAACCGCGGATACAAGAAGATCAGTGACACCGAGCTCCAGTCTCGAATTAAGCGGTTGGAGCAAGAGAAACGCTATCGGGAGCTCAAGGCCGATCGCCACCTGGTTCGAGGTCGTGAAGTCACTCGATCGATCCTCGAGAACTCTCTGACCAAGGCCGGTACCTACGCAGCGACCAAGGCTATGAAGACAGCCTTCGATAAGTCATTTGATCCTGGCAAGACTAGTAAGTCTGCCGGAGAGACACTCAAGAAGGCAGCAGAGAAGGCTAAGGAAGCTGCAGAGGCTGCTTCAGTTGTCGCTGAAGAGGCACACAAGACGTATAATTCCACCGGCGGCCCTGATCGAAAGAAGCTCCCGAAGGCGTCTGCTCCAAAGCAGATCGAGAAGCCGAAGTCGTATAAGCAGACTAAGCCCTCACCCAAGAAGAAGCGCTACCCGCGTAACCCTGGGAGCACAGCTAAGTAATGCTCTCGAACACCGCAGTACCAAAATACTACGGGCAGTTTCGAGACGCAGTCGTCCGAGGCGAGATTCCGGTATGCGAAGAGATCTCCTGCGAGATGAATCGCATAGACGCCCTCATCGCAAACCCGGAATACTACTATGACGACAAAGCTGTAGAGGGCTTCATCGCTTACTGCGAGAACGAGCTCACGCTGTCCGACGGAGCCGACCTCCACTTGCTCGATAGCTTCAAGCTCTGGGCCGAGCAGCTCCTTGGCTGGTACTACTTCGAGGATCGCCAGGTCTTCGTCCCATACGAGGACGGAGTCGGCGGTCGCTATGAGACCAAAACCGTAAAGAAGCGCCTAACAATCAAGCAGTATCTGATCGTTGCTCGTGGAGCAGCGAAGTCGATGTATATGTCACTCATCCAGAACTACTTCATGGTGATTGACACTACAACAACTCATCAGATCGCTACGGCTCCGACCATGAAGCAGGCGGAAGAGGTGATGGGTCCATTCCGGACCGCTATCACTCGTGCAAGAGGTCCGCTGTATAAGTTCCTGACTGAGGGATCCATTCAAAATACAACTGGCGCGAGGGCTAACCGCCAGAAGCTGGTTGCTACGAAGAAAGGTGTGGAGAACTTCCTCACCGGATCCCTTCTCGAGGTTCGACCTATGTCCATCGACAAGCTACAGGGTCTTCGGCCCAAGGTCTGTACGGTGGACGAGTGGCTTTCCGGTGACATCCGTGAGGACGTCGTTGGTGCTCTCGAACAGGGTGCCTCAAAGATCGATGACCCGGTCATCCTGGCCGTCTCATCCGAGGGAACCATCCGCAATGCGGTGGGCGACACCATGAAGATGGAGTTGCTCAAAATCCTGAAGGGCGAATACATCGCCCCACACATCTCAATCTTCTACTACCGCCTTGATGACATCAAGGAAGTAGCAGATCCTGCTATGTGGGTGAAAGCCCAGCCGAACATCGGCATCACTGTCTCTTATGATCGGTATCAGCAGGACGTCGAGCGAATGGAGCAAGCCCCTGCCGCTCGAAACGACATCCTCGCCAAGAGGTTCGGGATTCCCATGGAGGGATACACCTACTTCTTCACCTACGAGGAGACAATACCGCACAGGAAGAATACCTTCTGGAACATGCAGTGCGCCATGGGCGCCGACTTGTCTCAGGGCGACGACTTCTGTGCGTTCACCTTCCTGTTCCCACTCAGGAATCAGGCTTTCGGCGTAAAGACTCTGGCGTACATCTCTGAGCTGACGCTCATGAAGTTACCGGGCGCTCTACGCCAGAAGTATGATGAGTTCATCCAAGAAGGAAGCCTCCGAGTCATGGAGGGGACCGTCCTGGATATGATGGAGGTCTATGAAGATCTAGACCAGTACATCGACGAACAGAAGTACGATGTCTCGGCGTTTGGGTTTGACCCATACAACGCCAAGGAGTTCGTAACCCGGTGGGAGCAGGAGAACGGACCGTACGGTATCGAGAAGGTAATCCAGGGTGCTAGAACAGAATCGGTCCCCCTCGGGGAACTGAAGAAGCTGGCCTCAGAGCGCCTTCTCATCTTCGACCAGGAACTCATGTCATTCACTATGGGTAACTGCGTCACTCTTGAGGATACCAACGGAAACCGAAAGCTGCTGAAGAAACGCTCGGAAGAGAAGATCGACTCAGTAGCTGCTCTGATGGATGCCTTCGTGGCATACAAGATCAACAAGGAGGCATTCGAATGAGCGAGGAGGTGAAATGGGTCTTAGTGATCGACTAGCTCACGCATGGAATGCGTTTTCAAAATCCCCAGATAAGAAGAACTTCACGCCGGAGTATGGTTCATGGACTTTCGGTAATCCAAATCTGAATTACCGTCCTGTCGTCGGCGACCAGACAATCGTCACGAGCATCTACAACCAGATTGCTATCGATGTGTCGAATGTTCCTATTCGACATGTCAAGACTGACGATAATGGTAACCTCAAGAGTTACTACCGTAGTTACCTTGATGACTGCCTGTCTCTGAGCGCCAACATTGACCAGACTGGCCAGGGGTTCTTCCAGGATTTGGTACTTACGCTCTTCGAAGAGGGCGCTGTAGCGATCGTTCCAGTAGATACAGATGTCAGCCCAGATTTGACTCAGGGCTACGACATCAAGTCTATGCGAGTCGGCACAATCCTGAACTGGTATCCTCGCCACGTTCGAATCGAGGTCTACAACGACCAGACTGGACAGCGAGAACAGCTGACTCTAGAGAAGGAGTTCGTCGCTATTGTGCAGAATCCTCTGTACAGTGTGATGAACGCTCCTAGCTCTACGCTACAGCGACTGACGCAGAAGCTGCATCTGCTCGATGCCATTGACAAGCAGTCTGGATCCGGTAAGCTGGACATCATCATTCAGCTTCCGTATGTCGTCAAGACTGAGCTCAAGAAGCAGCAGGCCGAGGCACGCCGTAAGGCGATTGAGGAACAGCTCGCAGGGTCTCAGTACGGTATCGCTTACACTGATGGTGCCGAGCGAATTACTCAGCTGAACCGACCTTCCGAGAACAACCTCATGAGCCAGATCCAGTGGCTCACTACGCAGCTGTACAACCAGCTCGGAATGACCGAGGATGTCTTCACCGGTAAGGCCGATGCTCGACAGATGCTGAACTACCAGAACCGAACGGTTCGTCCAGTTCTGAAAGCGATCACGGATGCCATCACCAGGACTTTCCTCACCAAGACTGCCAGAACGCAGAAGCAGCGGGTAATGGCGATCGAGGATCCGTTCCTTAACGTCCCGCTCGAGGAGATGTCCAAGCTGGTCGACTCCGTCAAGCGAAACGAGATTGGTACCGCCAATGAACTTCGCCCGAAGTTCGGCTGGGCCCAGTCCGAAGACGAGACGGCAAACCAGTTGGTGAACTCCAACATCAATCCGATGGGCGAGGAACAGCCGCCTGGCGAAGAGCCGGTCGACGAAGTCCCTGCATCGGAGGTACCAATTTCCGAACTGATGGAGAGTAGTCAAAATGGCAGTTAAGTGCGATTTCTCTGGCTACGCCACGAAGAACGATGTTCGGTGCTCGGATAACAAGGTCATCCGACACGGGGCATTCGCGGCGTACGACGGGAAGACTGTACCTCTGGTCTGGCAGCACAAGCACGGAGACGTTGAGAACGTCCTTGGGCATGCCGACCTGGAGGTTCGTGAGGATGGCGTCTACGCCTACGCCCATCTGAATAACACCGATCGTGGCCGGACCGCTCGAGAGATGGTCAAGAACGGCGACATCAAGGCGATGAGCATCTATGCCACCCATGTTCGGGCTCGGGGCAATGACGTTGTCCACGGCGAGCTCGTCGAGGTGAGCCTAGTGCTCCGCGGCGCTAATCCTGGTGCCCTCATCGACCAGGTCTCCATCGAGCATGGTGACGACGGTGATGAGTTTGAGGCTGTCATCTATACGGATGCACAGCTGGACTTCGTCTCGCACGGTGATGACGTCGAGGACGAGGATGAGGACTTCGAAGCGGAGGAGACGGACGACGTCGAGCACGCTGAGGAGGAGCCGGAGGCCGATGAGGCTGAGGGCGACGAGGATGACCCCACGCTCGGGGAGATCTTCGAGGGAATGACTGAGGAGCAGAAGACGGCGGTCTACGCCATCGTTGGACAGCTCGTCGATTCCGTAGATGAAGAGGCGGAGGAGTCTGAGACCGAAGAGGCTGAGGACACCGCCCATTCCGACACAACTGAGGATACTATGGCTCACAAGAACGTGTTTGAGGGCTCCGCTACCACCGAGGAGCTCCCCGTCCTGACTCACGCCCAGGTCGAGACCATCTTCGAGGACGCTCGCTCCAGCGGCTCCCTGAAGCAGGCCATCCTGGCCCACGCCGACGCTTACGA